GGCTTTATTGGAGTTAATGCGCCAGCAGTTGTATCACTAAGATAAACCAAGCCGCCTTCTGCGAATCCATTCAATTGCCGCAGGTCTAAGCCGCGAACCTTACCCACTAAAGTGATGAATCCTTTGCCACTGTTTGCTGAAATTGTTTGAGTGGCAACACCGAGTGTTCTGTGCGCTTCTTCAGCATTTGACGCAATTGCCAATTCAATGTCTGGAGTGTCACCTTGCGCACCGACAATTTTTACAACTTGCCCATTAAGAATGTCAGTGCCAGTTTTGTTTCGGCAATACATCACAGTTTCTTGACCAACCTGAATAGTTGTGTCCGCTCCAGTAACAAGGTTCAGTGTCCTTTCTTGATTGTTCCAACTAAGCTCTCCACCAGTTGCACCCGCATTGAAATCCGCAGTCGTGATGTTGGCAGTTGTGATGTTACCAGTTGTGATGTTACCAGTTGTGATGTTGGCAGTTGTGGTGTTGGCAGTTGTGATATCCGCAGTCGGAATTGTGGCTGTCCCGGTAAATGTAGGATCGGCAATTGGGGCCTTGTCTGCGACACTTGCAAGTGTTGATTGTGTTGCGGTATCAAGTCCGACAGTGATATCACCGGAAAGTGTAACTGGTCCCCCGCTTGATGTAATACCGTTCCCATCAGTGATGCCAATGGAAGTGACAGTTCCCTGTGAATTTGTATCGGTATTTTTCCAAGCCGTTGTGTCAGAATCCCAAGTCCACACGGTGTCGGTTTCGCCAACAACGGCGTACCATCCATCTTGACCTGTTGGGTACTCGGCCACCAATGCGGCCTCTGTTAGGAAAAAACCCTTATCGCTTGGCCCTACTGAAGAGTCAACATAAGCTGTTGTTGCAATTTTTGTTGAGTTATCAAGGGGACTCTGTGTTGGGGCGGTTGGGTTTCCAGTCAATGCTGGGGATTCAAGTGTTGCTTTTAACGCCAGGAAGTCATCCACCTCCTGCTTGGTGTAAGCAGTAGAAAGGTCACTTGTAAGTTTAGCAAGTGACGGGTAAGGGCCACCGGCACCGTTGACTACAGTGTTAATATCACCATTTACAAACGTATATAGAAGAATCTCGTCCTCAGATATTTTGTCAATTATTGCTTGTAGTTCAGTTGCTAAAGACATGGTTTGTTTATTTGATATTTAAAATTGGTTCTTGTCAATTGATATAGGGCCTACAATACGCCTAAAACCTCAAGCTGTGAGGTTATGACCCAATTGAAATTACCTTTGGCTTTCGCTTTGTACTCACCCTCCACTATACGCGCCGTGACTACTTCCACACCGGACCCCGTTGGTAACTCGATATCAAAGAAGTCATTACCATTGTTTATCGCCAACCTGTGGAAAGCGTCAAATGTTGAGTACTCGTCATCAGTAAACACCCAGCTCACACTGTAAAAGGTGTTCTTACTTTCGAACCTGGACCTTTGCCGGGACCTACCCGTGTCAAAAACTTGACGAATTGTTGCATCCTTCAAACCCAGACTGAGTTTATTTGAGACCCTTGGGAGGCTGACTGGGAATTGTACTGGCATTATTTTTTAATTTTATGGGTAAGAAGTATACCCGTAGCTGTTTTCAATTTCAAGTGAAGCACTTACAGACCAGTTTAAAACCCCTTTGTTTGAACTCTTATACTCACCTTTAACAAATCTAGCAAGTGCTGTTTGGAAGCCCTGGGTAACCGGTAAATCAATTTCAAACCATTGATTACCATTGTTTAAATTGACCCGGTGAAAAGTTTCGAAGGTATTTAACTCAGCATCTGTAAGCAGCCAGGACACATTGTACACAGAAACTTGATTCTTAAATCGATTCCTTTGCCTAGGCAGACTGTTTTTAATTTTTGTTCTGGCAACGTTGGTGCTTACCTTAACAGAAATCTTACTAGAAATTGGGGGGATAGATGTTGGCCATTGTGGTGCCATTATGAGTTACCTCTCTTTAACCCATAAGTACCCTCAAAAGATTTGCTGAACATATTTCCACCCTGTTGAACTTTACTGGTCATATTCTTTTCGACTTTGGATACAATAATCTCGATCATCTTCTCGCCATTTCTATCCTCACTCTCTTGTACATCAATTTCAGATCCAGAATTGTTTATGACATTTACACTTACACCACCCCCGGAAGAGCGGCCATTACCCTTGGCCACATCCAAAAGCTCCTTCTGTTGGGCAAAGTTCAGGATCATCTCACCTGAGTTAACGCTGGCGGTAACATTGTCACTGTTGAAGCTACCACCGGGAACGATGCCACCCTCGGCGAAACTCCCGGATGAACCCTGGGCAATTGTTTGCCCCATCATCAACCCAACCGAGGTGTAACCTAAAGCCCTGATTGCAGTTGCCATTGGTATGCCTAGGATTAGCCCTCCCTCAGCCATCGCCCTTGTGGCAGCAAGCTCAGTATTAATAATTGCCTGGGCGATTGCTATGCCTTTGGAAGCATAGAACAAAGCCTTCTGGGCTGACGAACCCTCCTCTGCCATACCCTGCAATTGAGCGGTTATATCACCAGTCATGCCAAGGAGTTGGTTGTAGTTTTGTAACTGTTGCCTTTGGGAAGACAATGCCTCTCTTCTGGCTAGGTCCGTCATGTCTTTATCTAATTTCACGGCGGACTTCTTTTTAAGGTCATTGTATTCCGAATCCAAAAGCATCTTGTCCTCATAGGATTTTTTAAGTAGCTCAAGTTCCCTCGCCTGTTTGTCTTGTATTTGAAGTTCTTCCTCAACAAAGGCAGCATCGCGAGCCTCCCACTGGGCGTTTAGATACTTTTCAAGGCGTATTAGTGCTGGGGATTTTTCAACCGAAGATGTTTCACCAATGTCTATAGCTCCTGCTTCAGCCTCATCTTTTTTTTGTGCCGCGATTGCTTCCAATTGGATTACATACTCTCTGAGATATTTATTTCTTTGCTCTAGGTATATTATCTCGCGCTCTTCTTTTTGAGTAAGATCTCTGGTCGTATTATTCAGAAGCCTCAACGCTTTTTCATTTTCATAAATCTGAAACTCAACTTTCATTAAACTGGTCGCAAAAGCATCATGATCCATTGATTTTGTAAGCTCCTCAAATTCTTTTATCAAAGCATCAAACTTTCTTTCATTCATCAACTTTAGACGGTCACCAAATATTAAAATATTTGCATTTGCGTTGCCCATGTCCTCGGCTATCCTAACGAATGCCTCGGCCTCGTAACTATCTTTAAGAAATCTTATCGCGTCACTAATGCTATTAGCCCCGGATGCGATTGTGTCTATGATATACTTTATTGATACAAATTGGCCAATTGTATCGGCAGAAAATTCAAAAATCTCTTTGGCCAAAATATCAAATGCATTTCCCGCCCTTATTGCCGAGGCCGCAAGTGTATCTGTTTTGCGCTCTAAATTACCACCAAATTCCTGTTTCATTAACGCCCCGAACGCGGGAAGAAAGTCTTTGGCCAGTAATTGACCAGTCTCCAACATTTTCTGTAGCTCTTCATTTGTAACACCCGCAGCTTGTTCTGCTAAAGCTAAAGCACCTGGTATACGCTCGGCAATTTGGTTTCTCAGCTCCTCCGCCTGTACTTTCCCTTTCGAAGCAACTTGTGTAAAAGCAACAAGTACACCGTTAACCTCATGTGCGGTTAAGCCAAAAGTTGCGGCCGCATTTGAGACCCCCTCAAAAATATTTTTTGTGGTTTGCGCTTCAAGCCCGAGCCTCCTCATCGACTCTTTCATACGGACGTATGGTTTAATTGAGCTGGTTAGTTTTACGGCATTTCTGTCCGCAACATCAGCCAGATAATCCAGTTCCGCCGTTGCGAGTCTTGCGGTACCGGTTACCGCATATAGCTGCTTCTCAAAAGTCTCGAAGGCCATCCCGGTCTGTATAACATACTTCGTGACCTTAACTAGCAAAGCTCCTACCGCAACAGGTCCCGCGAATCTCATAAAGGCCCTTGTAAGCGCGTCGGTGGCCTTTGTTGTTTTACGGGAACTTCTACCCAATCGGTCAACACGGTTGCTTGCCGTACCAACCTGGTTACTATTTACCTTTATTAGTAGTTGTGTTACATCTGTTGCCATGGTTGCGATTAATATAAAGCCTATTTAGGGTTAAAAGCAACTCTGTTTCGAAGGCATTGGTTTTAAAACCACGCATGGCCACCCAGGCATGTAAGGTCTGCCAGTTTATCTCCCCAAACTGGATCAGCTCAATGAACCAATCCCAAATGTAGAGGAGCTCTTTGGGAGGCTTGGGAGCTTTCTCAAGCTCATCCGGTTTTTTACCTGTCTGCTGCCAAACTTTATTTAAGTGTGTTCTTTTTGAACAACTGGAACCCTCGAGGGGCGAAGAAAGATCAAATTCTGACTGAGCAAAATTCTCTAACTCTCTTGCCCTAGAGCTAAAAAAAGTTTCCTGTCCCCAGAAATGTTATTGATCTGGTCCCCAATCTGGGGGGCATTCTTCACAAAGTGGATTTTATTCTCCATTGTGCATTCCATTTCGAAAGTCCAATCTTTA